GCGTGGCAACGACTTTACGTAGAGCTGTTTGATCACCCACGCATGAGAGACTTAAAAAATGTTACATTTGAAACAAACACTACACAAGTATTACACGACGACTTATACGACTATCTTAACGATAGCAAACGTATTACAGTTACATGGAGTTGTTCGCCTAAGCTATCCGTTAGCGGAGAATCTTGGGAAGATGCTATTAAGCCTAGTGTGGCTCTTAATTATTCCACTGTTAATGATAGCGACATGTATTTTAAATTTGTCGTTGCTGATCGTTCAGATATTGAAGAAGCTGGCAGAGCTGTGCAAGCATACCGTGATGTCGGCGTTGAGTGTCCAGTATATTGTATGCCGCTTGGGGGACGCTCGGAAGAGTATGTCCTCAATGTTAAAGAAGTTGCAGAAGTCTGTATGGAAAAAGGATGGCGATTTACCCCTAGACTACACATCAGCTTATTCGGAAATGCCTGGGGAACTTGATGCATTACATGCAATTAAGCAAGAAACAAATGAAAAACTAGATAAAGCAATGAAAGCACCTATTGACCCTACTGACAAAATACGAAAGGCAGGATATTAATGAATAAAGTAAAAGATTGGTTTAATAAAACAGTAGGTAAGAAGCCTACTACCCCTAAAAAAGAAACACATGAAGAAGTTCGAAGAAAAACTTTAGAACTTGAAAAGGTAGCTGCTACTAAAGCTAATAAACCTTGGGTATCAGTAATTGACACACAAATTAATCCTAAAGACATTAAGAACGGATTCTTTGAGCTCGATTGGAATAACGAGTTTATTGAACAACTTCTTGATGCAGGATATAGCGGTGAAACTAACGAACAAATTGTTGACGCATGGTTTAGAACTATTGTTATACAGATGCTTGAAGAAGAAGGAGAGCCAACTGATAGAGGCATGGGGCATATTAAAGTTGTTCCTATGGGCAAAGGTAAGTCGGAAGTTAGTTGACAACAGTTAAGTTTTATGTTATAATAATAGTATAATAATAGAAAAGGCATACTTATGAGTACATACATATTAGTTGATACAGCAAATACTTTCTTTAGAGCAAGGCACGTAATACGAGGTGATCTTGATACTAAAGTTGGCATGGCGTTACATATAACACTTAATAGTGTTAAAAAAGCATGGAATGACTTTAAGGCTGATCATGTTGTGTTCTGCTTAGAAGGGCGTAGTTGGCGTAAGGATTATTATGAGCCTTACAAGCGTAATAGGCAAGTTGCACGTGATAAACTTACTGTAACTGAGAGTGAAGAAGATAAGGTCTTTTGGGAGATCTTTGACGAGTTTAAAGACTTTGTTACAACTAAGACTAACTGTACTGTTATGCAACACAAGCAACTAGAAGCAGATGATCTTATTGCTGGTTGGGTACAAGCACACCCTAATGACACTCATATTATTGTTAGTACAGACGGTGATTTTGCACAACTTGTTGGTCCTAATGTAACTCAATATAACGGCGTTAGCAATACTATTATTGCACATGATGGCTATTTTGATGATAAGAAGCGTCAGCCGATTATTGATAAAAAGACTAAAGAAGCAAAGCCTGCTCCGCATCCTGAATTTATGTTGTTTGAAAAGTGTATGCGTGGCGACACAAGTGATAACGTGTTTAGTGCTTACCCTGGTGTACGTAAGAAAGGCACTAAGAATAAAGTTGGTCTTATTGAGGCTTTTGAAGATAAGAGTACAAAAGGTTATAACTGGAATAACATGATGCTACAGCGATGGGTAGATCATGAAGGCGTAGAACATCGTGTTCTTGATGACTACAATCGTAATGTTGTACTGTGTGACCTTACTGCACAACCTGGTAATATTAGAAGTATTATTAATGATGTAATTGAAGATCATATGGTTGCTAAGGATATTACACAAGTTGGCATGCGTCTTATGAAATTTTGTGCAAAATGGGATATGCAAAGAGTTGCAGATCAAGCTACCTATTTTGCTGAACCACTTAATGCGAGGTACCCTGGATGACAATAAAAGCAAAAGAAGTTTTAGATGGAAAATTTTGGATTGTTGAAGACGAAGGTGTTAATGTCGGAACATTAACTTTTAATGACGAAAAATACATGCTTAACGATACAAATGGTAAATGTGTTATTTTTAATAACGAACAGCAAGTATCAAAGAACTTTGGTAGTAAAATACTTTGGTCTAAATTAGATATTACTGAAACAGTTCCTACTGAGAAAATAGTACATGGAGTTCCAACTAGTTGTGTTCCATATAATCCTATATACGATGTAAAGAATAAACTACCAATGTTTAGTAAATCAAATAAATCTAAAAGTTTATATTGTGCTGGATATTTTATAATTCGATTTAATAAAGGTTGGGTTAAAAGTTTTTGTCCTAAACTAATTACTATTGAACGTTATGAAAGTAAAGGTCCGTTTAAGTCGGAGATAGAAATGAGAACGGAGTTATCGCGTGTCAACAATAGATGAACCATTAAACACAAGTGCTATTCAAAATTTTATCCAAATGGTAAAATCAGCAGAGGCGTCTAACTCAAAAGAACTACGTCTTCCAATTGCACAAGCAAAGAACCTTGCATTCACTCTTGGTATTACAATGGCTAGATTACATGGTGATTTAGAAAAATTTGTAAAAGAAAGCAAATCAAACGATGGCGAATTAATTGAAGTAAATATGGATGTTGGCGGCAAGTGGTAAACATTTAAAATGAACAGTGTAGGAGTACTATTAAGTGGCGCTGGTTCTAATTTAAATGCAATGATTAACAACGGCATTGATGTTAAATTTGTTGTATCAAATAAACAACATGCATACGGGTTAGATATTGCCGAAGAAGCAAATATTCCTATATATTGTTGGCAAAGTTTAAAAGAACTAGAAGAACAGGTATCTAAGCTAGTTATACAATACGATACTAAGTTACTAATACTTGCAGGGTTTATGAGATTATTAAGCAAGCAATTTGTGCAATCAATGCCAAGTAACAGTATTATAAACATTCATCCATCTTTATTACCTGCATTTTCAGGTGCTAATGCTATTGAACAAGCATTGGAATATGGTGTTAAGTATACAGGAGTAACTATACATTTTGTTGATGAAGGCATGGACACAGGTTCTATTATAGTACAAGAGGCATTAGATATAAATGAAAACGACACCGTAGAAATCCTACACAAACGCCTACAAGAAGTAGAACATAAATTGTATCCGTATACAATTAAGTACCTACTTAATGAAAAAAATAGATAAATATACGTAGTTAATTGATAAGGATTACGTATATGAGTAGACCAAAGCCAAACATACTTTTAGAGTATGTTGATAAAAAAAGTTACAAGAGCGAACAGATTTTAGAAGCAGATGCCATTTGGGCAGTATTCTACGAAGGCAAGCCTTTTAACCTAAAAACACAAAATATACTTACTAGTTACCCTGGACCAAAATATAAAAAAGTTTCGTTTAGTAATCCCGGACATGCTATTAATCTATCTAAGAAATTAAATGAAACATTTAATTGTATCAAATTTTCAGTTGTAAAATTAATTGCAGGTGAAGAAGTTAAAGAATCATGAACTGGAAAGAAATTTATACTAAGATATTTTTAAAAGAATCTGGAAAGTCTGTTAACGAATCCACTATGCAAGAATTTATGCCCGTGTGGTGGCAAAATAATAGAAGTAAAGATAAAGGTGGATTACGACTTACTGATTCTGGAATGGAATTTGTGACTTCAGAAATTGAATTAACTACATACGAGGTTCCTTTTCCAAAAGACTTTACAATGACTTCTAACACCTTAGTATGGTTAGATGAGTTTATTGATTGTCCTTATTGGATTGGTAGGCACGGAATGATAGTTACGAACGAAAAGAAAGCATTAGAACTGCATCTTTTCTCTGGTGATGTTAAGAAATACGGTATAAATAAAGCTCTAAACAGACAGAAATAAAAATACATAATAAATAATACAGCATGACTTAGATAAGGACTATAATTATGGCATATTCAGAGAAAGTGTTAGACCATTACGAAAATCCTCGTAATGTAGGTAAGTGGGATCCTGCTAAAAATATTGGAACCGGTATGGTTGGAGCTCCAGCCTGTGGCGATGTTATGCGTCTGCAAATTAAAGTAGACGATGATGGCATTGTAGAAGACGCATGTTTTAAAACATATGGTTGCGGTAGTGCTATTGCAAGTAGTAGCTTAGTAACCGAAATGGTCAAAGGCATGACACTAGATCAAACACTTGCAATAACAAATACTATGCTTGCCAGTGAGCTTGCACTTCCGCCAGTAAAGATACATTGCTCAGTACTAGCTGAAGATGCAATTAAAGCAGCAGTAGCAGATTATAAAGAACGAAATAAATCATAAAATCTGTTAAAAGAGGTTGACCTTTAGTAAATAAGGTGCTATACTGTATATATAGTTAGAAGTAGGCACTGATAAACTTAGCAATAAGAAGAGGAATACTAAATGTCAGAAGTTGTTATGACACGTACTGTTAGCCCAAATAAGGCTAAAAAAAGCATTATACGAGCTTTTAAGAAAAAACGTCCACTATTTTTATGGGGACCTCCAGGAATTGGTAAGTCTGATATTATTGGACAAGTTACCACTTCATTACCTAACAGTTATCTTATTGACATTCGTTTGTCACTTTGGGATCCTACTGACATTAAAGGTATGCCGTATTATAGTGCAAACGATAATACAATGAAATGGGCACCTCCAGCAGAACTTCCTACTGCTGAGTTTGCAGCACAATATGATAACATTGTATTGTTTTTAGACGAAATGAACTCTGCAGCGCCTGCAGTACAAGCGGCGGCTTACCAGTTAATTCTTAACCGTCGTGTAGGACAATATAAACTACCCGACAACGTCCTTATTGTTGCAGCTGGTAACAGAGAAGCAGATAAAGGTGTTACTTACAGAATGCCAGCACCGTTAGCAAATCGTTTTGTTCACTTGGAACTTGCTGTTGATTTTGATGATTGGTTTGCATGGGCTGCTGAAAACAAGATCCATAGAGATGTTGTTGGTTATTTGACTTTTAGCAAGAAAGACTTGTATGACTTTGATCCAAAAAGTCCAAGTCGTAGTTTTGCTACACCGAGATCCTGGTCATTTGTATCCGAATTACTTGAGGATGATGATGACGAGAGTACCACTACAGATTTAGTTAGTGGCGCAGTAGGCGAAGGCCTTGCTGTGAAATTTAGTGCTCACCGTAAAGTTGCATCGAGCATGCCTAACCCAAGTGATATTTTGGCAGGTAAAGTAAAAGAGCTAAAGACAAAAGAAATCAGTGCCATGTATTCCTTAACTGTCTCACTCTGTTACGAGCTAAAAGACGCATCAGACAAGAACGATAAAAAGTTTGATGATAAAGTAAATAACTTCCTTAGGTTTTCTATGGATAATTTTGATACTGAATTGGTTGTAATGGGCATTAAACTTGCTCTTACCCAATACGGCTTACCAATTGACCCGGACGAAATCGATTGCTTTGATGAATTTCATGAAAAGTATGGAAGATATATTACTGCTGCACAAAAGGCTTAACGGTGAAATGAGTTTGGACGTTCTCAACAAAAACGTCCATTTTTACTTGACATCTACTGTAAATAAGTATATAATAGTATTATAACAGTTACAAGGAACATGGCAAATGAGCGTTGAAGGCAAAAAAAATTGGCAACCAAATCCAGATATTACTCCTGAAGAACTTGCAGAAATGCGAGTCGAAGTACTTGATCGTATCATTATTGCAAGAGTAGGCTTACTACTTCGTCATCCGTTTTTTGGTAATATGGCTACACGTTTACGCATTGTTGCTGCTGACGAATGGGTTCCTACTGCCGCAGTTGATGGCAGACATTTATACTTTAACACACAATTCTTTAATGCACTTACAAATAAAGAAATTGAATTTGTTATTGCACATGAAATTTTACATTGTGTGTTTGATCACTTTACTCGTAGAGAAGATAGACTTCCTACATTACACAATATCTCCGCAGACTATATTGTAAACAACTTATTGGTTCGTGATCGTATTGGTACTAAGCCAACATTAATTGACTGTTATCAAGATTTTAAATACGAAAATTGGAGTTCTGAAGCAGTATACGATGACTTATTTGAAAACTATGATGAAGAACAACTTAAAGCATTAGGTGAATTACTTGATGAACACATTGATTGGGAAGCATCAGGAGAAGACGGTGATTCGCCAGAAGGCAACGG